ACAACATAAAATATAAACCAGGAAACCTACGAAGAAGCATTAAGATATTTACGGGGCGTAACAAAGAAGGTGCAACGGTGTACATAGGTCCACAAGCTAAAAAAGCAGAGGGGTCTGGTTACTATGGGTACTTTGTAAACTACGCAACTGGTAACATAAGAAAGAGCAATAAAAACTTTCACTACATGCAGCGTACATTCTCGTTTGTTGAAACGATTATAGGCAACAAAATGAGTGCAGAGGTTAAAAAATATTTGGAACACAAAGAGCGTAAATTAGGATTTGAAGTAGTACGATGACGTTTGAAGATGCAATAGGGGATATTTTGAAGGCAAACAGTAATTTAACTGATTTGTGCAGTAACATCTACGGTGGGATTGCTCCACAGAATGGTTCACTTCCTTATATCGTTTTTAATAGAAGCGGTCAAATACCGACACCTGACAAGCAAGCCAATAACATCGGTGACTTATTGCTAGAGGTAGACATTTATGCAAGTGGCTACAATGAAGCGATACAGATAGCCGATGCGGCAAGAGAGGCATTGGATTTAGCAACTGGAAGCTACACGGGGTTTGATTTTAGCCGTGCAAGATTCGACAGTCAAAGTAGTGTAGACTACGATGCAGAAACTAGAGCATATTACACCCTACAAGGGTACATAATTTGGTATAAATACACATAAAATGAAAATAAGATTAACAAAGGCGCACAAGAAGCCTAACGGGAAAAAGATAGCCAAAGGCACTATCATAAGTGTTCACGAAGGGCATCCTTACAAAGACTTTGAGGTAGTAGGTCAAGAAACTGAAACTACCGATGAAACACAATTTAAACAAATTAAAGAAAACGAAAACGAATAATGGCAACAGCAGGAAAATTCAACGGAAATATCTTAGAGATATCTTTCGGTGGCACAGTTTTGACTCATGCGCTACAACATAGCGAATCACACTCAATGAGTCCTATTGACGTAACAACAAAAGACTCATCAAGTCAGGAAGAAGTAATCGCAGGTTTGCGAGGTTCTGAAATCTCAGCAAGTGGGTACTTCGCAGAGGATGCGACCTACGGATATGAGGATTTGTATGACCTTTACGCAGCTGGTAGTTCTGTGACAGTTTTGGTAGCAAGCACAGAAACTGGTGATGTAACTTATAGCTACACGGCTTATGTTACTAGCTTAAGCAGAACTGCGGAAATGGACACGGCAGTAGGATTTGAAGTATCATTGAAACCAACTGGCACAGTAACTAAAGGCACAGTAGCTTAATAGATTATGAATACCATCACAATTAACAACAAAACATTCCCTTTTCGTTTGACAATTAGCGGACTTAGTGCGATTGAAGCAAAGACTGGAAAGTCGATCGAACACATTGACCAAGTAGGCATCATGACACTTGTTTTAACGGTTCTTCCTATCGCTATTAATGCTGGCTACAGAAAGCAGCAAAGCAATGATAGAATAACGGAGGAACAAGTCATGAACCTAGTTGATGATGACCCAAGTTGCATCGCAAAAGTCAGCGACATTATGACCGAGCAGATGGAGTCCTTAATGGAGAAAGTCAACGCTAATAATAGCGGAGGGGAAGCCGAAAAAAAGTAGTTTTCTGGGATTGGGTAGTACAACAAAGTTCTTACTGGTCAATCCCAGATTATTATGACCTTACACTCAGAGAATTCAGCATAGCTATAAAGGCGAAAGCTGACAGAGAGGAAAGGAATTATCAAACAAGTTGGGAGCAAGCCCGATGGATTGCGAGATGGATAGTTCAGGTGAACGTTCCAAAGAAGCAAATACCATTAGAGAAAATTGCTCGATTCCCTTGGGAGGGTACTGACTTTGAGCAGATGAAGGATATAATTGACAACTTTAAAGCTAAAAAAGGGCTAGATGGCTAAGAATAGAATAAACATTGCGATAGGTGCAAACCTAAAGAAGTTCAGTACCGATATGCAAAATGTCAAGCGTGAGATGCGCAGGACTAGCCGCAAAATGAAATCACTAGGTCAATCTATGACACGTTCTTTGACTGTTCCACTTGGCTTGATGGGCGGGGCAATGATTAAGTTTGCCAGCGACACCCAGGAAAGTCTAAATAAGGTTGATGTAGCTTTTGGTGAAAGTTCAACGACAGTAAAAGATTTTGCTAAAACTACCTTAAAATCATTTGGTATAGCAGAGGGTTCAGCATTAGACATGGCTAGCACGTTTGGCGATATGGCTACTTCGATGGGTATTGGTCAGGGTGCAGCCGCACGGTTGTCAATGAAGCTTGTGGGGTTGGCTGGTGATTTAGCCAGTTTCAAAAACATTCGCATTGATGTAGCACAAACGGCACTCAACTCTATTTTCACGGGTGAGACTGAAAGTTTGAAAAAGTTAGGTATTGTGATGACACAAGCCAACTTATCAGCGTTTGCACTTGAAAAAGGAATTACTAAGCCTATCAAGCAAATGAGCGAAGGTGAGAAGGTCATGTTGCGTTACAACTATGTAATGGAAAAGACTACTAATGCTCACGGTGATTTTGAGCGAACTGGTGGCGGTGCAGCTAACCAAATGCGGGTATTTCGGGAGGGTTTAAAAGAACTAGCGGCTACATTTGGTGAGATTATATTACCGATGTTTACGAAGGTAGTTAGCAAAGCAAACGAAATTATACAAGCGTTTGGAAATTTAAGCGAATCAACTAAAAAATGGATCTTGGCAATAGGTGGGTTAGTTGCTGCGTTTGGTCCGCTTGTTTATGGCTTAGGAACTATTATAAATTCACTCCAAAAGATAGGTATTGGAATGGGTAAGACCAAAGATGGTTTTTTAATATTCTTAAAACATCCAATGGCACTAGCGGCAGTTGCCGCCGTTGGTTTAGCCGTTGCAATCGTTAATTTAGGTAAAAAGCTAGACAAGAATCACCCAATAGTCAAAAGAACAAGGGAGGTTACTAATGGACTAGCAGAAGCGAATGAAAATCTAAAAAAGCAGATTGAAGAGGTTAATAGTGCGACTACACAAGGAGTAGAAATAGATGATGTTGCACGGCAAAGTATGTTGGCTAAAACGTCTCAGATAATCAATGAGACAATAGCTAAGATAGAAAATGCCAGAGCCACAAAGATGCAGTTGATTGAGGAAAAGAAACTAGCATTACAAAGGGCTTTGGCTGCAACTAGGCAAGTAGGTCAACAAGCGGAGTTTATCGGTGTAGAACAAAGCACGGTTACTGCGCTAGAAACGAGCATTGAGAGTCTTAACAAAGAACTTGCAACTACTGACAAATCTTTGCGTGATGCTTTTACAAGCTACCTAAGATTAAAAGAGGGTGTTGACCCAGATTTGTCGAGCAAATTAACGGGGCTTGGCAATATAACTGGAGGTTCTAAAATAGAGCCAACAAGAACAAGCATAGAGGACTTAATAGCTATCGAGCCAAAAGACGTTAGCTTGCTAAATGAATATGTTGATGGTGTAGATAGATTTAGTTTGGCTACAAAGCAAATAGCACCAATAACTGTCGAGGTAAGTACTGCGTGGTCCAGATTTACAAGCGACATGAGAAATGTTGGGCAAGTTATCGGCGGTACGTTTAAAGTGATTCACGCACATAGCGATGAGTTTAAGAACAACATGGTAAACGCTGCCAAAGCGTTACGTGATGGAATTATGAACGTAAGCATGGAAGCGTTTGAAGGGTTCTTTGAAGCGATAGGCAAAAGCATAGCAGGGCAAGAAGATAGCTTTAAGAACTTCGGGCAACAAACGTTGGAGAATGTAGCGAATTTTATGAGCCAGTTTGGTAAGTTGTTAGTGGCGGGAGCAATAGCATCTGAAGCAATGCAAAAAATGTTGTTTACGAATCCAGTAGCAGCGGCAGCGGCTGGGGTTGCATTGATAGCGATTGCAGGAACAATAAAGGGAATGACTAGCCAGAATCCTACGGAGTTTGGAGGCGGTCAACCTTCATACAGTCCACCTAGCACGGGAGGAGGCAGTTCGTACTACGGAACTAGCAACGATGTAATGACTCTTGAAACAGTAGTGTACGGTAGAGATATAGTTTTAAGTTCAAATAGACAACACGGCACAATTAGCAGAACAAGAAGAAAATAATGAGTGTACAGATAAAAGGTGAATTTTATAGTGATAACGGTGGCAACTGGGAGGTTTATATTTATAACTTAGGCTATGCCAGCACCGTTACTGATGTAATAGTACACGATTTAAATATAACCTGGGAGAGTCAAGGTGATGACTTACTAGAGCCACTAAAAGCTAGTAGGGCTGCATTTAGCTTTA